AAAGATAACGGTTACAAACCTGTTTATCTTTTGGATTTAGAAATGCGACATATTGGACTTAATCAAACAACTTCAAATTATATATTATGAAAGCAGAGATAAAAGAAGGTTGCTTGTTTATTGTTGCTGAAAATCATATAGAATCTTATGCTTTAGAGTGCTGGCATGAGAAAAATATAAACGGATGTACCGGTCAGTTTATCAGTGATAAACCCTATCTTATTTTTGGAATGCAAACACAAATACCAAAAATAAACCTATTTCATAGAATGTGGCTTAATTTTAAACTGTTCCTCTACAGATGACCTACGATCTTATAATAATATCACAAAGCAAAGGTAATTTAATCCAGGTTACTCAGAATTGCATTGATTCTGCACGCAAAGATAATGCGGATTTAAATATCATTGTCGTTGAGACCGGGAATCCTTATAAATATGATGTTGATAAAATTATCGAATATAACGGAGAGTTCAATTATAACCATGCTTTAAATTTAGGTCTTAAACACGCAAAAGGAGACGTTCAGATATTGGCTAATAATGATCTTATCTTTCATAAAGGATGGTCAAAGATGGGAGATATTATGCGAGTAAACGGATATTTGTCTGCTTCTGCTTTATCCCAGGATGATAGACAGAGATTTTTCCGGCACGGTGAATTTGCTTATGAAGGTTATAATGTTGGTTATCAATTAACTGGCTGGTGTATATTTACTTCAAAAAAACTATGGTCAATAATTGGAGATTTGGACGAAACGCATCAATTCTGGTTTTCTGATAATGTTTACGCCGAGCAATTAAAAGCAAAAGGAATTAAACACGCTCTAATTTGTTCTGTTCAGGTAGATCATTTGGGAAGCCAGACTTTAAAAATGCAACCCCGGAGTATTCAATCACAATATACATATTCACAAGGTCGTAATACAAGAGACTTTAAAAACTTAATAAATGCCAATAACCAAAGGACCGGACAAGCTCATACCAAAGCTCTACCGAAGAAAGTATGATGATTTAGGTCTGTATTTCTTCACTGAGGGGCAAAGAACTATAATGCCAGCTATCACTTTAACAAAGGCAATAGAAAACTATTATCGTTATGTTGGTGAAGATGATTATGATATTCAATGCGCCATGACAGTAATCGGAAAAATGAAACATGAATTTTTTGATACTCAAAAGAAATGAAAGTCCCAAAGCGAATAAACGAGGCGCTGAATAAGAAACAGGAGTTTATCGATCTTCACAGAGACCGGTTAGAGAAAACTATCATTAAATTACAAGTAGATTTATATGACAAAATGCTTTCCGGGATTTATTCGGAATTAGATATTAAAGACGGGAAGATTCTTGACACAACACATAATTATCAAATTCTTGCTGATATAGATGTAATTTATAAGAACTTCACTTCAGTATCTTCTAAACTCATCAGTTATCAAATTGCAAGCGTAACCGGCGGACTGATATTAAAGGGCAAAAGCTACTTCACGTTGATTCTTAACGAGAATTTAAGCAGTCGTTTTGATAAGATAGTTGAGGCAACGGCAAATAAAATGAATGCCCGCATCGGTCTTAAAAATGGCGAAATGGTCAAGGGTGGATTTATTGAGTCCCTACTAAAAGATCAGACATTAGCAACCCAGATAAAAAACTACGTATCAAAAGCAGTAACCGGACAAATTGACTCAAAGGATTTCATTAAAGGACTTTCAGATCTTATCACAGGAGTTCCAAAAGAAGTTTTAAAAGACGGTGTTAAAACTTTAGAGAAGACTGGCGCACTCGAAAAGCAATACCAGAGATATGCTTATGATCTTTATCAACAATATGACAGGGTATATAATAACTCGCTTGCTGATGAGTTTGGCATGAATTATTTCCTTTATCAGGGTGGATTAATTGAAGATTCGAGAGATTTCTGCGTAGCACATAACAATAAAGTTTGGACTCGTGAAGAAGCTGCTGACTGGGATACATGGAAACCTTATATGGGGACTTATCCCGAAGGTTACGAGATCAAACAGAAAAATATATATGATATACCCTCTTATCTGTCTATCGCAGGTTATCAACCGTTAGTAGATTTCGGCGGGCCACGTTGTAGGCATGGAATTGGTTGGATACCTGATGAATTAGCATTTGAATTGAGGCCGGAATTAAAAGGAAGTGATTAGTTCTTTAATTTATCGTAAAATTCAAAAAGCAATAAGAAATAAATAGAGCTGAATCCAAATGTTATAATTGAATTAATATCTGAATCCAATATATATGCAATTACAGAAGTTGCAAAACAAAGAGACGATAGATAAAATATAAATTTTTTCATGGTTTAAATTTTAGTTTAAAAATGCAAGTAAACCAATATATATTTCAAAAAACATGATTTTTGTTAGCACAGAACATGATTTTTATCATATTTTTTTGTTATAATTAAAAACTTAGTTGTAATTTTGGTAAATATTTTTATGAATTATGGAAAAAGTAGAAGTAAGATTTAAGCACGGAATAAGACAAATGAGTCGTGCGTGTGCAGACATCGCTATCGAACATTTTGGAGGTTATGAAATTCAACCAATAACCACACCTCCTGAGATAAAGGCAAAACTCCCGAAAGAGATAACAAAACCAATTCCTTTAAAAACTGAAAAAGTTGAAGAGGTAAAAGTCATTGCTCCTGAGATTGTAAAAACTACGGAAACTGTAAAAGCAACATTTGAACCGCTACCCGAAGCATCCAATACAGAAAAGGTATCCGAGCCGGTTAAAAAGGTTCGCAAAACTCCTGTAAGGTCTAAATCTAAAGCAAAATGAACAGAGAAATTACCTCGAAAAAGACAAACAAAAGCCAGATAATTGATGAAAAGACCTGGCAGAATATTGTTGCTCGTGGATGGGACAAAAAATACACGGTAGTAGAGATGCTGGAAAAGAAACTCAAAGAGGTTCCAGTTATTAACAAACCGATTGAACTCGTTAAGAAAGAAATAAAATCAAAAAATATAAAAAAAGATGGACAAAAAAATTAATGCGGAAGCATTTGAGACATTTGCGGTGAAGGTCTTAAAACTCACCCCCGAGGACTTGGCAGGCCTTTATAATGAAGCCGGAGAATTAACTGATTTTTCTTTGATTGAACGAAAAGATGCTGAAAGAATTTCTAAATTTTCATCTGACAAAACAAACCAGTATAACAGAGGCTTAAAGGAAGGAGCTCAAAAACTGGAAAAAGAACTCAAAGAAAAGTATGAAATTGATTCTGATTTGATTGGAGTTGAGTTATTTGATCACATTGTTGAGACAAAAGTCGCTGAAGTTAAGAGTGCAAAACCCGAGGAAGTATTAAAACAGGACAAAAAGGCACTTGAAAAAGAATGGCAAGATAAACTAAACGCAAAAACAGAGGAAATCAATCAATCTATATTACTTGGAGAGGTTGAAGCATCTGCTTGGGCTGATTTCGATAGTTTTAATGTTGTTCTGAGTGATCCAAAAAAGGATAAGGCTTTAAAAGATGTTTATATTGCAGAAGTTAAAAAAAGGAAACACCTAAAAGATAAAGACGGATTTTCTATTCTTGGGGAAGACGGGAAGACTGTTTTAACAGACGAACATGGATATCCGGTTTCATTTACAGATAGCAATAGAAGCATTGCCGCAAAATATTTTGACTTTAAAGTTGCTGAAGATCGCAGTTCTGCTGGGTTAACCGAAACAGAAAAGCTGAAACAGCAAAGCGCAAAGGTCAGAAAGCCAAAAGATAAGGACGATTATGTTTCAATGATGAAGGATAATACTTTGACTCCGAAAGATCGAATTGCTATTATGAATTTAGCAAAAGAAGCAAAGATTGTCTAACATTATAATTTAAAAAATGAGTGAAATAGGACACGTTGATTGTGGATATTTAGCAACCGTTCAGGCAATGGCCGATGCGTTGTGGACTGATCCGATAAAGAATATTGATCTGATAGCTTCTGCCGAATCGGCAAAGGCTGTGCTCGCTAACCAACAGGTTAGAATGACTGAACTTCAGGATAAAAATAAAAAGAAAGTTGTTTCCCTGGAATGGCTCACCGCTTGTGATGCTTCCCTTACTGCTTGTTCGGATGATTGTTCGATTGACGGTGATGATGCAGAACCAGTATGTAAGGAATATGAAATTTCCTGCCTCCGTGAATCAGCATTTAAAGTTTATGACCGTGTTTACCGTGAAAGAACTACCGAGGCTCAGGAATCTGTGGCTTTGAATATTGAAACTCGTAAGAAACTCCTTGACGAGTATATTGCTCAACTTATCATAGCAGGACTTGTTACCAATGCCGGAACAAATGTATTTACCGGAGGTGTTGGAACTGTAGCTGCTGCTGTTACGACTATCGCAGCTGCAAACTGGAATGATAACATTTGGGGTTATTTCGCACGGGTAGCACGAGGAAATAAATTCAATTCTCCTTATGCCATTACCGGGGATAATCTTTTCCAGTTGATCTATAACAGGCTTGCAGAACTTGGCAATGCTGATGGAAAAGGTAATGTTGCCAAAATGGGAGCATTACAAAACCGCATGTACCTTGATCCTGAAAACGTTGAGGCAATTGCAGAACATTACACTTTCCTGCTTCATAAGACAGCCGTTGCATTCGTTAATAAAACATGGTATCCTCTTGGAGGTGCTAATGCTGTTAACCTTACTGCTGATCGTCTGGCATGGAGCGAAAACTCACGTAACCTTCCCGGAGTTGCTTATGACATCTTTACAGAAAGAGGTTGTTTAAGTAATGACTATTATACTGCTTATAAAGTCCAGCTTCACGGATTGTTCGCAGTTAATCCGGCCCCTTGTTCTGAAACAAATACCGGTATTTTGGCATTTGCCTGTGCATAATTAAATTTTAAGTTTATAAAATAAAGGGTATAGATGATTAATTTTGTTTATACCCTTTTAAATTAACAATATGAGCGTTAATGGATGTTTTTCACAAATCATAGGATTTTCCCGGTCAGAAGATATTTGCGTCGATGATTGGGATGCCTCTTACGCACTATCAGATTCAGGTCTTTACATAGATGAATTACAGGGAATGAGTCTTCGCATACTGGATGCGGTCGGGGGTAAAGATTCAATATGGTCTATGATGGATAGGGCAAGAACCAATGGGATCAATACTTTTAAGACTGATATTTTCACCGAGCTATTAAAATATAACGAATACCGAAGGGAAAAGTTTACCGGTGAAATTGGTCATCGCAGATTTACGAGCCTTATTGCAAAACACGTTTATCACGGGATGCGGTTTTATTCCAATATCCGGGGAGGTGTATTCACTTTAAGGGGAGTTACTTTGAATCTCAATTCAACCGA